TGATACTGGTAGATTACGGAACTCATGGCAGACAGAAATCAAACCCACTACTGGAACAATAATAAATAACTTACCTTATGCAGAACCAGTTTGCTATGGAACAAACTTGCCGCCATCTTGGAAGAACACTTTTAGAACAAGACAACAGACTCAAGCTGGATTTCCAGAACTAATTGGAAAGGAATTACAGCAATGGGCAACTGATGAATATAACAAAATCCAAAGGAGGATTTAATGGCTGCTGTAGATTTAAATACTGTTAGATCCACAATAGAGGCTAGGTTAGCCACAGAGCTTGCTTCAAGTCCAGCGATTCCTGTTGTATTTAATAATATGACCTTTGATTCTACAGCAGAAGATACCTTTGTACAGTGCGTTACTAGCTTTGGTACTGGTAGTTATTTAACTATGGGAGGCTCTGCTAACTCAACTAATAGTCTTGTCGGTTTAATTCTTCTGAATGTTTTTACAGAGGAGGGTTTAGGGGCAGGGTCAAACTTTGTAATTGGCAAACGACTGCGTGACCTTTACAATAATATTACAGTTTCAAATGTTATTTTTGATTCACCTATTGGCCCTGAGATTTTAGCCTCAAGTCCAGAAGGTAAGTTTCAAACGCAATTGAGAATAACTTTTGAAATATATGAGGATCTTTAATTATGCCAAAGCTTGAAATTACAGAAGAAATGCTTGACGCTATCGAAGCGGTAAAAGGCAGAAGGGAAGCAAATTACTGGGATAATAAGTGTAAAAGATATATGGAGAGTCAACAAAATTCTAAGAAAGGTGTAAAAACTACCGAAAAGAGTTAATATATTTATAAATATTTCTTTTTTTTGTTATGGCTGTAAAAGGTGATGTAGGCAAACTAATGTTTGAGAACGCTGGCGGCACAGAAGCCAATATAGGCGAACTCAGATCTTGGTCATTATCTGTTTCTAAAGATACACAAGAAACAACCGCAATGGGGGCAACTTCAAAAACTTTTATAGGTGGTTTAATTAGTGGCGAAGGTTCAGCAGAACTTTTGTATGATGCTAGTGGAAACTCAGACTATCAAGCTTTTATTGATGATGTATTCACAACAGGTGACGCAGGTGACGCATTATTTGAATTGTTTCCTGATTCAGCTACAGCTTCCAAAAAGATAGGATTCGCTGGAATTATTACAGGTGCTGAATATGGTGCAACGCTTGGTGAGATACAAGTAGTGAATATTTCATTTATCACAAATGGTGCAATAACTTCAGCTATATAGTAAATTAAAAATACTTCGCACTTTAATTTATGCCAGCACAAAGAACACTTGATACGTTAAAAGCCGCTTTTGATTTAAACCAGAGGCGAAAGTTTGATGTAAAGGATGACAGTGGCAATGTAGTTGTCTCTCTGTACTTTAAAGCCATAACAAGAGCAGATAGAGCAAGAGCTACACATAGGGCTGGAAGTGATGACCCTTTAGTTGTATCGACCCACATGCTTTGTCAATTAGCTGAGTTGGAAGATGGAACAAAGGCTTTTCATCCTACAGACTTTGGTAATTTACAAACGGAGTTACCAGAAAATGTATTGAATGAAATTGAGTTGTTTTTATTTGGGGTAAATGCTGACGTTACAGTTTCAAAAGCAAAGGAAGATTAAAGGGGGATAACTGGTTAAATTTTGAGTTTTTCCTTGCAACAGAATTAGGTAAGACAGTAAGTGAATTAAGAACACAACTTACAGATGAAGAGTTGATATATTTTGCTGGTTACTATGAATTAAAGTATGATAGAGAAAAGAAACAGGCAGATGCGGCACAACGCAAAGCCAAGTATAGTTAAAGGAGTTATTGTTTAGTCGTGGCAGTCTCTAATGTAGAACTAAGAGTAAATGCTACGCAAGCTATAACAGCGTTAAAAAATGTTGATGTACAGGCAAAGAAATTTAATCAAACTGTAGGTGGTACAAGCAGCAAATTAAAAGACGCAAATCATGGATTAAGAGTATTACCAAAAGGATTTTTTGGTGCTGGCAAGGCTGCAAATGGAGCTTCACTTGCTTTTAAAGGTGCGGCTGCTAGTCTTGCAACTTTATTAGGCCCAATAACTGCTGGTATTACTTTAGTTGCTGCCTTTGGAAAAGTATTTAGCACTCTTGCACAACAAGACTTTGCTTCTGCGAAAGTCAAAACACTTGGAGTTGATGTTGATACTTTAAATCCAAAGCTTGCAAGTTTAACAAATGAATTAAGTGGTCAAGTATCACAGCTTGATTTGTTATCAGCGTCTTATGATGTAGCGTCTGCTGGCTTTGGTGATGTAACAGAACTTACAGAAGTATTAAAGGCATCACAGTTAGGTGCTACTGGTGGATTTTCTGATTTGGCTACTGTTGCTGATGCAACTACCTCTGTTTTAAATGCTTATGGTAAATCTTCTGCTGATGCTGCAAAGATAGTTGATGGATTCGTACAAACTCAGAATGATGGTAAAATTATTGTTGAACAATATGCACAACAGATAGGTCGTCTTGCACCTATAGCTGCTGGTGCTGGTGTTGGAATAGATGAACTTAATGCTGCAATATCTAGTGTCACTGCAACTGGTGTTCCTGTTGAATCAACCTTTGCTGGACTACGACAAGTTATTGCTGCGATACAAAAGCCAACAGGTGAAGCGGCCAAAGCTGCGGAAAAACTTGGTATAGACTTTAGTGCGGCTGCACTTAAATCAAAGGGCTTAGGCGGTGTATTACAGGAGATTGTTGATAAGGGTGGGGCTAGTGAAGAGACTCTTGCTTTATTGTTTGGATCTGTTGAAGCAAGAACAGCAGTCTTACCTTTGTTAAATGATCAATTAGTTTCATTTAATAAGAATCTAGAAAACCAAGCAAATGCTCAAGATGTTGCTGCGAAAGCTGCATTTACAGCATCAAATACAATAAATGGACAACTTACAAGATTAGGTACAGCATTTACAAATTTAGCTGGAGAAGGTTCTGAGTTTGGTGCGATCATCAGAGAATCTTTAAAAATTGCTGCTGTAACAGTTGAAGCTTTAGGTGCTGCCTTTAAACTTGTTCTCGCTCCAGTTAGAGCTATCTTTGCTGCTGTTAATGAAGTAGGTAAAGCAATCGCTGAAGCTATAGGCATGGACGCAACAAGTGTTGTCTTTGATTTAGAGCAAAGTTGGATTGCAGTTAAAGAAGGTGTCACAGCTTTTTCTAATAGTGTTATTAAACTTGGTACAGACGTAGGGACAATAATAGGAGGAATGGTTGGTTTTATTGTTAAACAATTTAAAAAGATTGTTGATTTTGTAAATAAAAATCCTGTCTTAAGATTTATTTTCGGCAGAGTAAAACTTCCAAAATTAAATGTTGAATCTGTTGTTCAATTAAAAGAAACTTTTGAAGCTACTGCTGACGCATCAAACAAAATTGTTGAAACAAATACTCAAGCTGGTGTGATATTTGATGAAAACACAAAAAAAGCTGGAACATTTAAAGAGGCTATAAATAATGCAACCAGTGAAGCTGATAAGTTAAAAGAGAAATTTATGGAGATAGGTCAGGGAATTGAACAAGGTATTGTCTCAGGTCTTACTGATGCGGTGATGGGAACAAAAACATTAGCTCAAGCTGCTATTGGTGTATTAAATAATTTAAAAAGAAAGCTTGTAGAAGTTGCAATGCAACGTGCTGTTTCTGGTATTGGTAATTTCTTTGGTAATGCTTTAAGTGGAATATTCGGTGGAGGTAATAAAGCCTCAAAATTTTTAGGTGGCCCAAATCCTTTTTCTGGTCCAAAAAGTAACGTAAGTCCGTTTCTTGGGTTTGCAAATGGTGGCAGACCACCTATAGGCAGAGCTTCAATAGTTGGAGAAAGAGGACCAGAACTTTTTGTTCCTCGTTCTGCTGGTACTATTATTCCTAACAATGCAATCGGTGGTGGGGTTACAAATGTTGTGACTGTTAATGTAGACGCAAAAGGTTCATCTGTCGCTGGTAATGGTTCTGGGGCTGATGCACTAGGTCAATTAATAGGTGGTATAGTTCAACAAACACTTGTAAAAGAACAA